TTTGCCGCGTCCGCATCCCTTACCGGATCGCCCCTGGAAACGGTGGCGGACATTACGATCGATGGCGTGAGCGTGCGCGGGCGCGTGCGTATGTCCGGGCTCACCATCCGCGATATTTTGAACGACGCCCCCAACACGTGCACGTTAGTGATCGAAGGTGATGGCCCCGCCGTGGGCCAATCGATCCGCGTGACACTCCATGACGGCAAGGTGGTGTTATTCGCGGGCGCGATTCAAACCGTGGATCAATCGTATGAATCCCTGCCCGAACACATCGCGTGGAACGTTACCGCCATAGATGACACGGCCAAGGCCAACGCCAAACGCCCCTTCGGCACTTTTGCGGATGTGTCCGCCACCACCGTGGCGCAAACCATCGCGGCGAATTTCGCGCCCGCGTTTGCCACCACGGGGATCGTGGCGGGCTTACCGAACGTGTCGATCGTCTTCGATGGGTCGGAAACCTTCATCGCGTGCTTGGCCCGTATCGCCAACGCGATCGGGGGGTATTGCAAAATCGAAGACGGCGGGATCTTCCTGTTCCTGGTGGATACCGCCGCCCCGCCCGATCCGATCGATCACACCCCGAAACGGTTTTTGAATGATCCGCCGATCCAAGCCAATGTGGACGCGTCCCAATTACGCACCCGCGTGTATGGCAAGGGTTACGGGGAAAACGTCCGGGCGGATTTGGCGGTGGGCGAAACGCTGATCCCGATTCAAGACGGCGTGAACTTCCCGCCGTTGGGGGGCAACGCGATCGTGGCGTTGACGGCGGACGGGGCCCAATCGGATCGGGTGAGTTTTACGAGCGTGGAGATTCCCACCGGGGGCAGTTTAGTCGGCCCCGGTGCCGCGCCTACCACGGCCCCATCCGTGGCGGCGGCGGCGGGCTCCGGTGTGGACACCGGCCCGCACACGGTGAGCATTGTTCATGTGACGGCGAACGGCAAAACGCTTGCGGGCCCCGCCGCCGCGATCACCGTGGGCACCCATCCGCCACCTGGAACGGCGCCCACGGCGGGCGCCCCGTTGAATGGCACTGGCCCTGATACCGGCTCCCATGATTACGCGGCGTCTTATGTGACAAGTTACGGGGAAACCGTCCCAAGCCCCATCAGCAATGCGATTGCGGTGAGTGCCGCCACCGGCCAAGTGCAAGCCCCGAACATCGCGCCTTCGGCCACCCCGACTCCGCTGATAGCGGGGAACCTGAATAGCACGGTGTTACAAGCGTATTACTTGTCGTTCGTGAACGCGTTGGGCGAAACCGATCAAGCGGGTTCCGCTAATAGCGGGTTCATCGCGCCCCCTCAACTACCTGGAACGCCAAATAACGGTTTCCCCGGTGGCGCGTTGCCGCAAACCGGCGGTGGGCTCACACCCAATGTCTATTACGCGTATTACTTTACGTTTGTGACGGCATCCGGATATGAGACGGCGTTATCGCCTAACTACATCGTGAATATGGGCACGAATACGGCCGTGCAGTTTCAATACTTGGCCTTGCATCCCGATCCCCGTTGCACCAAACGTCGGATCTATCGCGGCCCCGCCAATAGCAATATGCCGATCGGCGGCCGTCCAAGTGGGTATTTGGTTGTAGAGATTTCAGGGAACACCGATCCCAACGTGTTCTATACCGACACGATGTCGGATGCCACGCTAGTGGGGCGGGAATCCGTCACGGATATGCAATTGCCACGCGGGCCCGATCCCGGTTTCCAAATGCATGTGTCCAACATCATCACCGGCCCCGCCGGGGTGACGGCGCGAAAACTGTATCGGGTGCCCTACGGATCGGGCGCCCCGCCGCGATTAGTTACGACGATCCCGAACAACACGGCCACCACTTACCTGGACAACGTGGCGGATGCGTCGTTGAACATTGACATGCCCACGTCCAACACCACCGGCACGGCCGTGCAAAAGATCCCGGTGTCGAATATCCCGATCGGGCCCGCGAGTGTGACGGCGCGAAATCTCTACCGCCGATTTAATGGCGCGGGCCCCTTTAAGTTAGTCACCACGATCAACAACAACAGCGGCACCACTTACACGGACACCACGCCCAACAGCGGATTAGGCGCGGCCGCGCTATCGGTGGCCACCGCGATCGGGAATCAGATCGCGGTGTTTGTGGAAAAAGGCGTGGCCGCCGTGACGGCCCGCGAAATCTACATGAGTCCGATCGCGGGCCCACCCCGCCGCCGGGTGGGCGTGGTGAATGACAACACCACCACCGCATTCCAAATCACCACATCGGATGCCGCGTTGGCGGGCGGGCCCCTTGAACCCGTGGCGGACACGTCCGGATTGGCGCAACCGCAAGGCCAAGTGAATCCGGGCGCCACGGTGTTGCCGGTGGCGTCGGCCGCCACGTTCCGCGTGGGCGGTGGGTGGGTGGTGTTAGGGGGCGGGCAAGTGATCCGCCATACCGGGATCAGTGGGCAAACACTTACCGGCATTCCCGCCACCGGCCCCGGCGCCATCACCACCACCGTGTTGTATGGATCGCAAGCGTTGCCCGCGCCGATGTTGATCGGCGTGTCCGGAATCGTCCATCCGATCCTGAAGGGCTCCGCGATTCACATATGGGTGCAACGGGATGATCTATTGGCGCAAGCTGAACAGCGGGCGCGGGCCGGGGGCGATGGCGTGATCGAATACCTGATCACCGATCAACGGCGCGGCGTGGATTCCCTCATCGCCCGATGTGATGCGGATTTGGCGATGTTCTCACGGCCGATCGTGACGGTGGCCTATGCCACGCGGGACATGAAAACGCGAAGCGGCAAAACCGTGGATATTGATTTGGTATCACCGCGCATTGCGGCCACGCTGATGATTCAAGACGTAACGATCACGGAAATTGATAACGCGCCACACCTACCGCCACGCTTTAGCGTGAAAGCTAGTTCCGTGCGGTTCTCGTTGGAAGATACGTTGCGGCAAATGATCGCCACCGGCATTTTGGGATTGTAGGAAAGGAAACCCATGATTCACACGGCATTGCTGATTGCGGCGTTGGTGTGTTTCGTCTTGGCGGCGGCGGGCGTGGCCACATCCCGCGCCAATCTGTTGGCGTTGGGCTTGGCGTGTTGGGTGGCGTCACTGATGGTGTAGGTTTCGGGCCCAAAACTTTTCGTTCATCCGTGAAGCGTGCACCGTGGGGGCGGTGGCACGCCCAAAAAAATCCGCGCACGCATCCTTCAGCAGCAATCCCACTCCACGCCCGCCGGTTGTAACCACACTGCAAAGTAGTGGCGGCCTGTTCGTGTGTGCCGAAGGCGGCGGCGGCGGGCCGGTGATGGCGAACCGGCAAGACGCGGGCCCGTGGGAACACTGGACAATCCACACCCACGACGACGGCCGCGTATCCCTGCAAGCCCACGATGGGCGCTATCTCACGGCCGAACTCGACAACACCGTAGGATGCCGCGCCACCGAAAGCGGCGAATGGGAACGGTTCACGATCGAAACCCGCGACGTGGGCGTGGCGTTTCTCTCCGCGCACGGGAAGTATTTATGCGCCGAAGGCGGCGGCGGCGGGCCCGTGGTGGCCGATCGGGTGCCGGGGGCCACGGTGCCGGGGGAGTGGGAATTCTTCGCGTCGGCCGTGGATTTCTGGACACCACCCACCCCGCCCAATACGAACCTGAATCGGTTACATGGCGCCATCACGCGGAACGGCCGCACCATCGCGGATGACACCGGCCCGCGCCTGTTGATGTGTTGCCACTTCATGGAAGCGTTTTCCGCCTTCGTGTGGGGCAAATACGACGTGCGGAAGCAATTAGAAATCATCGCGGAGAAATACGCGGCCGTGCGTGTGTTGGATGTGTTGGGGTATTGGGACGCATCCCGCCCCGGTGATCCGAACCCCTGGACGGCGTGGCAGGGGCGCGAAGTGACGCCCATTCCCTTCACCGCCAACAGCGGCCGCGAGATTCCCGCCACCCCGAACTATTGGGAACGCAAAAAAGAATTCGTGAAGCTTGTCCACGATTGCGGGCTCCGCATCATGGACGATCGCGGCGATATGAACGCATGGCACGACGCCGACAAGATCGCGCACATGCAAACCAACGGGGCGATGTATGCGGGGCTCCCGTTCGGCCGCGATGTGTTGTTGGGTGTGTGGGCCGTGAACGAAGCGTGGCAAAACGGCGGCGATTCCAACGTCTTGTTGGCGGACATGATCCACGCGTTCCACGCGGGCGCCGGATGGTTGCCCGCGATCTGTGGCTTATCCGCTCCTGGTGGTGATTCCGATCCGGATGCGTTGGCCGAATGCGATCCGCCTATGTCCACGTGGGAACCGGAAATGCCGGAAAGCTTCAAGCACTGGTCGATCGATCCGGCGACGGTGTTGACGGTGCACGGGAACCGTGGCGATCTCACCCACATCATTGAACACTACTTTGGTTACGGCTACGACGAAACCATGCGGAAAACCGGCAAGGTGGCGTATAACACGGAGCCGATCGGGGGCGGGGAAGGTGTCAGCGTGGGCCAATGCAACGACGTGGAAATGTTGTGCGGGCTCACCGCCGCCGCGTTGATTGGCGGGCAACCGTGGACGTTCATGTCGGGCAACGGTGTGTTTTGGAATGGGCCGATCGAAATCATGCCGGGGTTTTCTGAAGTGGC